TTAACACTCAATTTCATCATCTGCGTATTCGTTGTTTATATTGCTTAAAACAGCCTGATCTAAACCACCGCGAGCATTAGTGAAGTAATATGTTTTTTCTGCACCGGGTGCGTGTCGTGATTTTGTGCAAATAACCTCAGTGATACCTTTCAGGTTAGTGTCGGGGTGATATTTTTCATCACGATAAATCATGAAGATAACGTCAGCCTCTTGTTCGATAACGCCAGACTCTCTCAAATCAGCATTAACGGGGCGCTTATTGGTTCGTTGCTCTAAGTTACGGTTTAACTGTGCAAGTGCGACTACGGGGCATTTAAGCTCTTTTGCGAGGTTTTTTAGTCCTGTTGCAATTTCACCTACTGACTGATTCATGTTTTCAGGGTTGGTCATTTTCATTTTCTGCAAGTAGTCAACGATAATGACACCTAAACCACCCGTTTTTTTGTGCATTTTTCTAGCGTCAGCACGTATTTCATGAATGCTCATTGATGGTCGGTCATTGATATAAATCGGTGATTCCTGAATGTCAGCAAGTGCATGAGATAACTTAGCCCAAGCCTCATCCATGTTGATCTTAGATTTATCTTCACCAAGTAAGTCTTGCTTGTTAACCCCTGCGTGATGAAATGAAATTCGTTCTGATATCTGCCACGACGGCATTTCGAGACTATAAAAAACAACGGGTTTCTTTTGTTTCAATCCGATTGCTTTTGATATTGCTGTACTGAACATGGTTTTACCCATACCTGGACGTCCACCAATAACAATCAAGTCAGTATTGTTAAATCCCCCAAATGCTTTATCGATATCAGGTAAGCCAAACTGAGTTTTATATTTCCAGATATCACCATTGATCATCGACTCAAGAATATTTATCGACTCATTGACACCGTCCATAATGTGCTGTGTTTCAACAACGCTACCTGTGTCCATTGATGAGATTGTGGATTGAACCTCACCGACAACATCAACAAGATTACTAACGTTTGATGAGCTAATCTTCGCAATGCCTTCATTGAGAACAGCTAGTGTTTTGCGTGCTGTGGTTAGATCCTTAATCTTTTGAACATAACCGGGCAACATTTGAATGCTTGATGTGTTTTTCGTGCATTCAGCAAGATAGCCAAACCCGCCAGTAATTACTGAGTTTCCTTGCTGTTCAAGCTCTCCATTCAGTAAAACCAAATCAACCTTAGAGCCATTTCTAACAAGGCTCTGCATAGCATTGAATATGGCTTTGTGAGATGACGAGGTAAAATCATCAGCAACTAAACTTTCAATCGCTGAGATAGCAATCTCTTCGGTTTCAGATGTGGCAATCAGTATCCCACCAATGACAGCCTGCTCTGAATAATAATCCGTGAATTTATTTTCCATTAAACAATCCCTTTTTTCCGTTCGGTATATTCGCGCTTGGCTTGTTCGTAGGTTTGCGACCATCTTGTCGGTGTTAAGATCCAGTCAAGAGTTAACCACCCCTTGTCTTGCAAGCCTGTGAATAAACTTGATTGCGATATCAGCTTGAAGCAGGTGTCCATGTGTTTTACTTCACGCCACTGCCCTTTGTTAGTTTTTCCATTCCAGACAGCTTCCAAATCTTTGTAAGCAGGTCTGCGTGATGTCCACTCATGAAAATCAATGGCTCTTTCAGGAACGTATTTGTTCCAGATTTTAATTAACTCTTCATGAGGGCAATCGACAGGATTGATACCGTCTCGGTTTTTCCACTTGAGCGCATCTGAAAGGTAGCCATCGAAGCGAGTCATTCGACACAAGCTCTGAGGTTTTAAATCTTTTCCATTCTTCCAAGTCTTAACAGCCCACTCCATCACAAGTTTAATTTCATCAGGTGTGTAGCATTCGCCTTTAGCCTTGATGGTGTTAAGCGCTTTCAGGATGGGTTCAGTTGATTGAAATTTAGAATGGGTTAGCTGGTTAAAATAATCGAGAATTTCTAGGGCGATATTTTCCCCAATGGGGGTAAGGGGGATCTTGTCTTTATTGTCTTTTGTATTATTGTCTTTTGTGTTTGACTGTTTCGGTAAAGTGGTTTTTACTGTTTTAGTAAAACTATTCTTTACCGTTTCGGTAAAACTTTTACTGTTTTGGTCAATGTCAGTTTCCCACTCAGAAATATTCTTATTCATTCCAATTTTTCGACCTTCCTGAATAAAGATTTTCATCCGAACTAATTGATTTTTAGCGGTGGAGCATTTAGTGCTATCAATCTTTGTCATGCTTTCAAGTTGTTCATTACCAACCCAATCCATTTTTTTATTAAAACCGTATGTTTTTCTCCACACAGCCATAACCATTAATAATTGGTGCTTGGTCAACCCAGCAAGCATGATTGCATCTAATAACTCATTCGCTATTCTGGTGTAGCCGTTATCAAGGTCAGCCACTTTGCTCTCCATGACCTCTGGCTCAGGTCTAAAATCATCAAGATATTTTATTTCCGCTGACATGCTGACCTCCTTGTTGCTTTCTAAACTCTTCGACAAATCGCTTGCCGAAATTCCTGTTTTTTGCCGCTGCTACCAATAGCCCATCAGGGCTATCAGGATGTACTCTTTCTTCTTGATTTTGGTTGATAAATCGGCGTTTCTTTGCCATAATTACCTCATTGGGTTGTTGTTAAATTAAGTCCATTTGTTGAGAAGCCTCAGTGTCCGCTGGGGCTTTTCTTTTAACCTTCCCTTTCCCTTCAAGAGCCTGAATAACCCTTTCTGCATAGTCACCTTCAAGAACAACTTTCGTTGGCTTATCGCTGATATTTACAGAGTCAGGCGGTAATCCGAACTTACTCACCAACTGGCAAGCTAAATCGAATATTCTGGCTTTATCTCGACTGGATTTTGATGGGTGTATTCCTAGCGCTTTAGCGAGTCCGTTATTACCGACTGAATACATTTGTTGAATGTAAAACGTCATCAATTCGTTTGATGAGCACTCTACTTTGATATTTTTTGCATTTTCCATAGTCTATAGTCCTTTTAGATACAGTTAGTCCGTGACTCACGATCCTGTGAGTTAAGTTTGCACACGATGCATGTGCGGATTGATTGTTAAAGAGCGATGGTGTTACCAGTATTGCTTCCCTAAATCCCATAAGTGCGGTAAGTCTGGGCGTATGTCTTTCCCTTTAACTTGACCATTTGTAGCCTTAACAATTAATGGGATATGTTCAGGCGATACTTTTGCCTTGTTATGTAGCCACTTAAAAACTGCTTGCTGTGTTATGCCACATGCTTCACCTAGTTTTTTTTGTGTCCCTACAATATCAATGGCGGTTTTAATTGCTTTGTTCATAAAAACCTCCGTTGTTTATTTTACATATAATAAAACCTTAGTTGTTTTTAATCAACAACTATATTTGTTTGAATACCAACAACTGCGGTTGTATATTTAAGACTATGAAAACTACTCTTGCACAACGATTAAAAAAAGCTCGTAAATTGTCGGGCTTATCTCAAAAAGAACTAGGCGAGGCTGTTGGTATATCACAGGCTGCAATTCAAAAGATTGAGGTTGGGAATGCGCAAAATTCAACAAAATTAATAGAAATAGCTAAAGTTCTGAGAGTGTCACCTGAATGGTTGTCGTCTGGTAATGGCGAAGAGCCAACTATTCCTGTTCTCCATAGCTCGGAAGTCAGCAACATAAGTACTGGTACGCACTCGGATGAAGGGGGTGGTATTAGTAATGCTTATAAGGTTGAAATACTAGACGTAGAAGCGAGTGCAGGTGCTGGCGTGATGGTTATCGATGATTTTATCGAGACTATCACGGCTATTGAGTATTCAGCGGATGAAGCAAAAAGATTATTCGGTGGAAGACCTTCAAATACGATAAAGATGATCACTGTAAAAGGTGATTCAATGGCTGAAACGTTCGAACCTAGGGATCAGATATTCGTAGATATAACCACAAACTTTTTTGATGGTGACGGGATTTATGTGTTCGTATTGGATAACCAGCTCTACATAAAGCGATTGCAGAAACAGTATAAGCGCCTAGCAGTTATATCTGACAACCCTAGATATGAAACTTGGTATCTGGACGAAGATGCTATTAATGGGCTTTATATATGCGCTAAGGTGCTAGTTAGCCAGTCTATTACCTATAAGTTCCACGGCTAACCCAATGGCCTGACGACACGTTTTAGGGTGTGGACATTAAGGTAAAAATATTTTCTTCGCCTTATCAACAGGTTTTGATAAATCGATCATAAATAAGGGAAATACATCTTAATTTTTATATTCACATAGTGTAAATTATCGCACCACTAAGAAAAGTTATTCACAGTTTTTCCAGTGAATCACTTGTAAAAGTGAGCTAGAACCATTATATATAGTGTATGAACAATTTTTAAGCTTAGTTCTATTTCACCTTTGCTTGTGGTTTAAATGTAAATTTACAAATGCAAGAATTTAATATGACTGAAATTGAACAGGCTCGATTTGAAAAAATAGTTAATATTGTTAGAAATACACTAAACGATTTAACTGAATTATTTGTAGAATTTGGTATTGATGGAATGCATGAGTTAACAGATCCATCAATTGAGCAACTGAAAAAATTAGTTTCTCAAATGAATGGATATGCGAATGCATACGAAAAACATCTTTTATCTTCCGATGATGAAAATGCAATTTCAGCTAGAATGCTCCTACAAAATGTAAAACAAGGTTTGTTATACGCTGAATCCTTGCTGATTGGTGTTGAGAAATTCAATATCGATGCTTGCAATAAAGCGCATGATGATATCAGAAAAAATACATTGATAACCCCAATGTGGAACAATCCTGAATAACTTAAATGAGGTAAGCCACTGCATCAATCAAGATGTGATGGAATGATGAGGAACATACTATGACACAATTAAACAAATTATATGCCAGTGCATTAAAGCTTGAAAAAATTATGAGCGAAATCAAAGAACGTGCAGCTACTAAACGTAGTAAAAAAGTTGCGTAATAACTGGTAGACCCATAGATTTATAAAAAGCCCTCCTCGCGAGGGCTTTTTTGTACCCTCTCCCCTCCAAAGAAGTGATCTCCATTCCAATCTGAGATTTATTTGAAAATAAATTACCAACAAAAACAACCAAATAAAACCAAACCAATATAAAAACACAACTACAAACAACTTTGGTTGTTGACAATAAAACAACTATAGTTTTAAATATAACTCATCAAAGGCAAGCAACATGAAATACAGCCTAATGTTCTTTAACAATTTGGAAAGTAGAAATAGCATACCTACCCTGTTTAGACCCTTACGCAAAAATGCGACGTATCACTAGGCACGATCTGGTTAGTGAGAATGTTACTACTGCACGAGAGTGATTACAGATAGGAATAGGCAACACTGGCAGGTGTTAGGTATGCAAGCGCAAGAATACTAATTATAGGTCATTCAATGAGTGACCTATGGTGAGTAAACAGGAGAGCAACATGAACTCTAAGAAGCGACAGGAAAGGCGGCGCAAGGCATGGATCGCCGAGCGTAGAAATAAGCCACATAAGGCATACAGCGGCACGGACTGCCCGATAGCAAACTTGGTACTAATGCTCAAGTCAGCACCAGACACACGTAAGACATTAAAACTGAAAAAACAGCCGAGCAGTGAGTTCGGGGTGACGGCGAGAAAATGAGCTTGGAAATAAATGAGATTGTAAATAATAGCCTGAATAATTCATTAAATAATGAGTTAAACAAAATACCTTATTTAATAAAACATCAATTTATGTGCAGTTTATTTAGAAGTAAAGGTATTGAAATAGGAAAATATAACATCTTGTCTTGGAATGCCAATAACAGATGTGAGTCAAAAAATATATGGAGTGATAAGGAGATAAATGAATTTAACTCACATGACCTTATAACAAAAATAACGACTGAAAACGGAGATTCTTTTTATGAAATAAGTAAAGGGTTTGGTTCTGATTTATGGAGATTATTAGTTAAAGAGTTAACAAAAATAGAAAATAATAATAAAAAACATCCTTCAGTGAATAAGAAGGAAATAAAGAAACGTAGTAAATACAGCAATGTAGATACAAATGAATTAATTAGAATGCGTGATTCGCTTGAAAGCCAAAGAAAAAGTGCAATGAGCTATTTCGCAAGAGCGTGTATATCAGGGAGAGGTCATTACACATCAGTAAAGGTAAAAGAGGGGTATGCAGAGAGACTTGCGGTGATAATTGAAAATATTGAGCTTGAAATTGAATCGAGGGAATTAGTTAACTAATTACAG